CAGATAAAAAAAAAAAAATATTTTTTATTTACCAGTAAATTATATTTGTGATCTTAGTTTCAATTAAATTTTTCCAAAAAAAAAGAGTGCCGAAGCACCCTCTAATTTTTGCGACTATCTTATGGAATATTAAATTCCCTGTATTGCGGAGATATAATCTCCAAGTTTTTCACTTCTCAAATGTTGATTTCTTTTTTCAAAATAATCTTCAACGACTTCCTCACCGATAATATAAGCATACATATTCAGCAGTCTAATCGGGTTTGAAATATCAGTATTCAATTCTCCAAAATTATCTATTTCGTAAGTGCGAACAAAATCTAAAATCTCGAATGTCTTATTGCCTATAAATTCGATTGCTTCATTTCTATCGCTGATAAAATCCTCAGTATTAAATACTTCATTGTGTAAGTCATCGTCATCCATACTTATTAATGAATCACTACTAAGAAAATCATTTAATCTTTTTTCAAATATATCTTTTTTATAATTCATAATGCCTCCGATTTAAAATTTAATATCATTAATAGATAGAACGAAAGTAATCACAGCTATAAAGATATATGGATGTGATTCGATAAAATCTTCTAGTTTATTCATAATTGCCTCTTTTTCGACCTCGTAGAATTCGATTCTCGGGGTTTTAGCCATGCAAGTAATGCCATGGCATACCCTAGAATCACCTTTTTAGTACAGCTTGCTTGTATCGATGTAAACCTTTTCACCGAATGGCAATTCATCGCTATAACTCGATTTAGCAGTCAAGCACCATATGACAGGCAAGTCGGGTTCCAAGTCTGGTCTGACGTTTGCATACCCATCAGTGAAATAAACAAATGCCATTATCTCGCTAAGATTTTCGGTATAGTCATTTAACAGGTTGAATGGCGGATCAAATTCTGTTCCGCCTCCGCCTCGTATGACAAGCTTCAGGTCATCGCCTTCCATCAACTCGTGTTCATCCCACCATTGCCCTTGATTGTTTTTATGAACAATCGTATCGCAATAACAAATCATGATTTTTGATAGATTCAGCGATTCAGCGATACTCTGAATATTACTAGCATATATATCCAATTCGCTCTGACTCACCGAACAGCTAGAGTCAATTGCAACAGCAAGAGTTCCGCCCTCTGGTACAAAATCCCTAGTGGGCATATGTATTCCGCGATGCGCGTGTTGCTTATTGTATCGCTTGAAATTCTTAACATCGTTTGACCTGATCGATTCCATATGCTCCTGTAGAATCTCGTGCCATGGCGCAATTTCATCAGAATCAGTTTTCACATCGCCTCGACCTGACTGCTGATTCGATCCGAATGTTTCAAGCTTATCTGACATAGACACTGCTCGATTGATTGCAGTTTGCAATTCCTCTAATTGAGTCGCGTCTAATGGCTTACCGACATCGTCAACAGGTTCCAATACTTCGCCAGATGGCATAGGTAAATCATCCCATGATGTATCGCCTGACGTATCGCCTGACGTATCGCCTGATTCATCGCTTGATTCATTCGACACATTGTCTGCGGTTTTCTTCAGGTCGTCAGGGCTGTTAGCCAATTGCTGATAAACTTTCTCAGCAGTCATATTCATATATTTTCGATCCCATAATCCGCCTTCAGGCAATTGCATCCCTAGGTCATATCTCAAATGATTATTGATAACGTAATCAGTCGCATAATTCCAGAGTATATGATGCCGATTGCCTTTGCGTAATGGATGGCTGAATCTGACGTGCATCGCTTCATGGATCAATACTGCTTGCAACTCTGGGATGCTATGACCTTCGACAAAATCAGGATGAAAAAATATCTGCCTGCCATCAGTAGCCATCGTTTCAGTTTTGCTTGCATCGCATTCGATCAAATCCAAGGTCAATAGCATGGTCGCTATGCCTAGATTATTTCGCATCAGCTTAGAACGCGCCTTCGTCAATTTATCTAGGCTATTCATTTTTTGCTCCCATATAGATTTTCCATAAATCCGCCTTTTAGATCGCTGATAGATTCTTTTAAATCCTTAGATAAATCTTCGCGGTTTTGGGTAGACGTTGGATTGTCCTCGCGTAATCCTTCGACATTAGTAATTCCTGACATTACTTTGACAAGTGATTGATGCGCCTTCGTGATTGCAGGATCATCGCCAAGAATATCGGAATTGATTGCAGGAATATTTGAGATAGTTTTTCTCAAATTATCGAAGCTTGATTTATTAAAAAATCCGCCTTGCTTATTTTTCGGATCATACTCTCCGACCTTGTCAGCAATATGCGACACGCTATCAATCAATCCTTCTACCACTTGCTTATAAGAATTTTTGATATTCGCGTTTTGTTTTGCTATCGCCTGATCCTCGATTTTCTTTTTAAATTCATCAGAACAATTGATTCTTATATCGTGGTTATAAGATGGAACCATTTGTAATTGAAAATCAAAAATGAATTTCGCTTCAAATTCATCCCTTGTCGGGTAGTCGCTGATATTAAACAAACTACCCAATTCAACATTTGCGCTAGCAATCCTCGCATCGAATTCTTTGACTGCATGGTCGCGTTCTTTATTGAATGCAATTTCTGCCATGTTGATTTCAATTTGAAGTTTATCCAGATTCTTATTCGGGCAAAGCCTCCATCCAGACGCTTGCTTATCGCCATCGTTTGTCGCGTCATCCCATGGCATAGTCATCGCATAATAAAAATCATTACGAATGCCATTCTCGATTCGCCTGAATTCCTTGTTAATATCAAAGCCGAATATATGCTTAGATACACTGACAAGTTTTTCATTATAAATCGAGTTTGCTTCAGCGCATTCAGATCGCGCTTTTTTGTCGCATTTAATTCCGCTCGGATGCTTCATTGTCAGTCTGACCAATGTTGCATTTTCGCAAAGTGCGTTTGAATTACTATTCATTTTTTGACCTCCTAGGTCGTTATAATTTCTGACGGGTTTTCTGCTTTAAGCTTCATCAGTGCAAGTAAATCACTTGCAGAACCCTGCGAGGAAAAATATATTTTACTGGTATATAAAATATATCCGCCTCGCTTATCAATTAAAATTCTAAGTCCTGATTCGCTACCTTGAAATCGCCATATGTTTTCGTGTTGACGATCTCAGGTACAACACTCGATAGCGTCTTAACAAAAAAGATTCCGTATTCTGGCGAGGGAAAACGATTGATGTATGCCATCGCATTATCGAACCATACGTCAGTCGAATCGCCTGCTTGTTTGATAGCTGATACCAGAGCGCATATGGTCGCATACATAATTCCTCCCTGATCGGGTATCGCTACATCTTTTCCTGCGACAATCTCCCTCAGATCAGGAACATCGTTTTTCAATGACATAAAATTCATGAATTCAATAGTCGCTTGCTCGCCAATACATCCTGCCGATAAGTCCTGAATGATCTCAGGTACAGGATCAGTATTTAATAGATCGCTTAATCTTACCCATGATCGAGGGCTTGCTTGAGCGTCTTTTACTTTAGGATCGAAATTGTTCAGATATTGATGCTGAAATCCTATGAACCCTAAGACGTTTTCATGAACTCCAATTGATTGAGCGTGGTCGAGCCAGTCCTGCGTTGACACATCGACATTAATCATTACTACTCGACCGATAGCATGGGATGGAATAGCGATTGATCCTGCTCTATCCGAAGCGCGATTTCCTGCACAAATGACAGTCCATCCTTCAGGCATAATGTATTCACCGATTCTTTTTTCGTGAAGCAATTGCCCTGCTATCGCCATCACTGACATATTCGCTTGAGCGAATTCGTCTAAGAATAGAATACCTTGTCCTGAAGTCGGCAGATTCGGTAAAAATGCTCGGCTCTGGGTTCCGTCATCGTTCACAATAGGCAGACCGCCAAGGTCGATAGATTCCATCAGCGATAGCCTGAAATCTATATATCCGAATTGACTATCATTCGGTGCAATGCAGTCCTGCGAAAACTTCAAGCCCAATTCCTTCGCCTTATTCTTGGCGAATGTTTTGACAATCTCAGACTTGCCGATTCCTGTACCGCCAATTAAGAATGCAGTAGTTTTGGACTTGTAACAGCTATCCAATATCTTCGTTGCTTTTTTTGGTGATGTATTCATTTTTTGACCTCCGAGGTCGTTGTTTTAAGTTATCACTTACCGACCTAAGTCGGTTTCACTAGGTCACTAACCCAGATCGTCAGAGTGAATTTAAATAATTTCTTACGTCTTTTAAAGATACAAAATGGAGGTAGCCATCTTCATCGCCTTTTTTAGCTATCCAATAAATTGGAGTCCATTCTATGATCCAATTTTTATATTCATAAATTGGGCTTGCTAAACAATAGTCTTGGGATTTTTTAAGCTTTATTTTATTTGTCATTTTTGACCTCCAATTATTGAAATAAATTATGGTTATTATTTAAAACATAAACTTTACGTTTAGGCAGTAAATACAATTCGTGGTTAGAATCCCATATTCTTGTGCAGGTATAGCTAGGTCGTAAATCGCCATATTCATTGGTAGCATATCGATTGTAATAATCTTTAGTGTATACATTTTCAGCATCAGGCTTCAGCTTAAACTCGCCATCTAATTTTACTGATTGCAAGGATACCCGAACATACTCAGGTGCATCAGGACAATCTCGACTTTCGATGCGGATGTTCTTATATCCATCACGTTTTGCACTAGGTTTGATCTCGTACAATTCAGACTTCGCTTCAGCTAAATCATAGCTACCGAATAGCACTTCGTCATAGTCGTCTAGCGTTGCAGTTACTTCGTAATAGTTACTCATAATATAGACCTCCAAGGTCGTTGTTTGCCGAAAGTGGCAAAGCCACTTTACTTGAAAAAAATCACTATGTAAACATTTTAGCAAACATTATACCTGATAGCTGATTGCAGTCATTAAAAATCAGGATCAATTAGTCCATAATTAGATGAGTAATTACGCGGTCATGAAATATATTTTACTAGTAAATAATAAATTGGAATCAGCGATGGATAAGAAAAAAGATAAAGGTAAATTGAAGTTAGTCAGCAATGAGAAATTGACAGCAAAGCAGGAGGCATTTTGTCAGGCAATCATCCAGAATAAGTATGGGTCGAATAAGCAGGCATACGCTGAAATCTATGATGTATCACTCAACAGCAAGGGTAAGGTTCCACAATGGGTCGAGGTCGAAGCCTGTAAGCTATTAGCGAACCCTAAGTGTTCACTAAGGATAGAGGCAGGAATTGAGCGTAGAAGGTCAGAAACAGCGCGTCAGGAGCTTATAAGAGAGCAGTCAGTTAAGGACTTCGTGCTTAAGCAGTTAAAGCTTGAAGCGACTACAGCTGAATCAGATAGCGCAAGGATATCGGCTCTGGGTTTGCTAGGTAAAAGTGCAGGCATTTTCACCGAGGTCATAGAACAGCGATCAGATAGCAGAACATCGAGTGATATACAGCAGGATATCGAGGCTCGCTTATCTCAGCTACTATCAGTCGACAATCAATAGGACTGTATTGGCTCTCAGGACTATGCTTTATAGGGTATCGGGTATTTTCTCGGATTTTCGGTATAAAAAGCCCACCCCGACCCCCCTTTTTTTGCAACGAGTACCTGACTATCATATATACATAGTGATCTGCTCGTAATATTACCTACTTTTCCCAGTACCCCCCCCTATTTATATAGCAATTTGCTAGCTTTTTTTATTCTAATAGGGGTAATTACTTAGATTTAATGTAAAAAAATGCCCCCCACCCCATTTTTTTCATTTTTTCTGTTGCTTTTGCTGTGAAGGGGGTGCATTATGTTATCATCATGTATGATTCTATACCTAGTACATACCTTCTATTAGATATATACCCAGTAAGTGCCTACCTTTGTTTACTTATTAAGTTTTTATTTTTTTTTGTTTACCTAGTAGGTATATGTACCTAATAAGTATGTACCAGGTATAGGTTTGTTTTTCATATTACTGAATTCATAAATCCCTTTTTCTTAGGATAGTAAATGGATAAGAGTATTTTAAGCAAAGTTGGGAACTTATCTGAATCCCAGAAAGCAGAAATATTAGTTTTGCTACAAGAACTAGAAAAAGCTAAGTCCAGAGAAAAGTGCCACGATAGTTTTATGGATTTTGTTGGAGAGGTTTGGTCAGCATTTATTCATGGAAGACATCATGAGATTATGGCTGAAGCTTTTGAAAGAGTAGCTAAAGGTGAGCTAAAGCGTTTAATTATTAATATGCCACCTAGACATACTAAGAGTGAGTTTGCTTCTTATTTATTACCTGCTTGGTTCTTAGGCAAGTATCCTGATAAAAAAATTATACAAACAGCCCACACAGCAGAATTAGCTGTTGGTTTTGGTCGTAAGGTTAGAAACCTAGTTAATAGCCAAGACTACAAGAACATATTTCCTGACGTTAGCCTACAATCAGACAGTAAAGCTGCTGGTCGTTGGAACACTTCCAAAGGTGGTGATTACTTTGCGATTGGTGTAGGTGGTGCGGTAACAGGTAAAGGTGCTGATCTTCTTATCATCGATGACCCCCATTCAGAACAAGAAGGGGCTAGTTCAGACATTAATGTATTTAATCGTACCTATGAATGGTACACCTCTGGTCCTAGACAGCGTTTGCAGCCAAATGGTTCTATCGTTGTTGTAATGACTCGATGGCACAATAAAGACCTAACAGGTCAAGTAATAGACGCAAGCATCAAACGTGGTGGTGCAGATCAGTGGGAAGTCATAGAGCTTCCAGCTATTATGCCGTCTGGGAAATCTTTGTGGGAAGAATTTTGGAAGATAGAAGAATTACTTTCACTAAAAGCTGAGTTGCCTAACAGTAAATGGATGGCACAATACCAGCAAGACCCTACCTCCGAAGAAGGTGCAATAGTAAAAAGAGACTGGTGGAAAACATGGGAAGGTAGAGAACCACCCAATTGTGAGTTTGTTATTCAGTCTTGGGATACAGCCTTTATGAAAAATCAAAGGGCTGACTTTTCTGCTTGCACAACTTGGGGTGTTTTTTATCAAGAAAATGATGAAGGACAAGTAGCTCCTAATGTTATACTGCTAGATGCCTATCAAGAACGATTAGAGTTTCCTGATCTTAAAAAGATGGCACTAGAAAAATATAAAGCATACAGTCCTGATGCTTGTATCATTGAAGCAAAAGCTGCTGGTATGCCTCTAATCTTTGAATTAAGAGCAATAGGTATATTAGTACAAGAATATACACCTAGTCGTGGTAATGACAAAATTTCGAGGGTAAATGCAGTATCAGACCTATTTTCGTCAGGTGTTGTGTATGCTCCTTCAACTAGATGGGCAGAAGAAGTTATAGAGCAATTTGCTGGTTTTCCTAATATGGAACACGATGATTTAGTTGATAGCACCACGCAAGCTCTGTTAAGATTTAGACAAGGTGGTTTTATTCCATTGCACTCAGATGAAGAAGATGAACCTTTAGAACATAACCGAACTGCAAATTACTATTAGGATTTTACATGGCAATCGAAAGACAACCAGCTACTCCGATTGAAGGAACAGTAGAGCAAGAATCTCCAGAAGCAATAAGCATTGCTATCGAAAACCCAGAATCAGTTTCAATAGAAACAGAAGATGGTGGGATGATTATTGATTTTGATCCTAATTCTAAAGAAGCAGGTAATGAAGATTTTGACTCAAACCTAGCTGACTTTATGGATGATTCAGACCTAAGTGACTTGGGTAATGAATTGATTAGCTCATATAAAAATGACAAAGAATCACGATCTGATTGGGAAGAAACCTACACAAAGGGGTTAGATCAGCTTGGATTAAAGATGGAAGAAAGAACTACACCTTGGTCTGGGGCTTGTGGTGTATTTCATCCAATGCTTAGTGAAGCAGTCATACGTTTTCAATCTCAATCTATTACTGAAATGTTTCCAGCACAAGGTCCTGTCAGAACAAAGATTGTAGGTAAGATTACTGAAGATAAAACAAAACAAGCACAAAGAGTAGAAGATTATTTGAATTATCTTCTAACTCACGAAATGTCTGAGTATCGTACAGAAACTGAAAAGATGTTG